CATTAGCTCTTGCAAATTGTCTTCCCTCAAATTTGAGGATTGCTATTCTTAATGTATCTTGATTTGTTTCTTCTATTTCAGAAAAATCAATACTTGCTACATTTGCCATATCATAAATTACATATATCATTTTATTATCTTTTAAGGCACATCTGTTACTATATCACCAGAAGCCATATTAGTCATCGTTCCATCATTACTGTTAGAACTATTATCATCAATTGTAGGGAAAACTGAAGGTCCTGCTGTATCTCCATTTCTCCAATATCCAATCAAAAAATCTAAACCGCTTAAGTCATTAGGACTTCCTGAATTGTAAATATTTGTTACTGTGCTTGAAGATAATGTATCATCAAAAATTGCAAACTCATCTATGAAGCAATTATTAAAATCTGTAGTTGAACCTTTTTTTGCTAATTGTAAATGTGCTGGTGTATTTGCTACAGCTGCCCAAGTTCCACTACTTGAATAAGTAGCACCACTACCATTTGTTTTTTGAACTCCATTAACATATCCTACAATAGAAGATGAGCTACTAGACAAGTCAAATGTAAATGCTAAATGATGCCATGTGTCTGTAGATAAAGCGTCATCTAGAGTAAGCGTTTGATGAGTTTTAGTGTTATCACCAGCATAAAATTTAATAAATGGCTTTGTAGCAAATTGTGTTCTTACCTCATACTCATAAAAAAATGTACCTCCACTGAAAAACTCTTGTTTACTAATTAAAATTCCACCACCTGAAGAAGGTAATTTAACCCAAAAAGAAAGAGAAAATCCTCTATTTGAACCTGAACTATTCGGGGTAAATATATCTGCATCACCAAAAGTTAAAAAATCGTCTACACCATCAAACTCTAGTGAATATAAATTCTCAAAAGATGACACACTTGGCGCATTAGAACCGCCTAGCATTTGTCCTAGTTTTAAAATTTTCATTATATAACTTGGTCGTAGTAACAAATAGCTAAACCACTAGTCAAAGTGATAGCTGTACATTGAAGAAATAAAGTAGTTCCAGCTGCTACAGTCGTGTGTAGACTTGCTGCTGCTGAGCCTGTTCCTGTTTGAATATTAGAAGCTGCTATTGAAGCTATTACACTTTCTGTAACAAAGTGAATCGCATAATAGTCTTTACCTGTCATTGCTGTTGTTGTAATAACATCACACCTATGCTTTCCTAGTTGCTCAGTTAATAATTGTTGTACGTTTTCTATTGCCATTTTTTTTTATTTTATTGTCCGTAATATATATAATTCGTTTCTGTTGGTGCTTGTCTTTGCGTGTATTGAACTTGCTGCGTTCCATCTTTTTCAGATAAGTTGAGTTTTCCTTTAGTTACTAATCCCTGTACTATTCCCTTAGTGTCAGCCGCAGGACTTAAAACATCATCTTCATTTGCAGGTGCATTTCCTGAAGATACAGTTACTGTTCCTACCCAACTAACCTCGTAAACTTCATACTTATAATATCCTGCTGGTAGTAGTTTTATTTTACCTTCGTAAACATTAGGAGTAGCATTATAAAGAAAATTGATTTGTGAATATCTGTCAAAGATAGTTTCACCAGAGCCATAAGCATAATAGACAGACTTATCTAAGTCATTTGTGTATTTTAGTAAGTGTCTTATCTGAGTAGAAGCTACAGCAGTATTTATGCGGTTGTCCTCAGTTTGTACAAATATAGTAAAGTTACTTTCTGTTGTTGCTTGTATCATAGTTAGTTTGTCTGTTATATAATAGAAAAACTTTAAATTTATTTGCTTTGAAAAGAAAAAGGAGTGCGTTAGCACCCCTCAATCAAGAATATATAAGAAAACTAATTAAGATGTTGTTACTGAAACATTAGTAAACGCTGAATTGTCAAAAGGAACAGTTGTAAAATCTGCTACCATTGCAAAAGGTGCAGGCTCTAATCCATCAAATGTTAGTGTGTAACCGTTCCTATCACCGAATGCAGCACCACTATCCATAGTTCCTGCGTTAAGTTCCATTCCGTTAGTTACTCCTAATCCTATTATTACATTATGTCCGTTAGAAGCTAAAGTTGCATTTAATTCTGCAAAAATAACAAGTTTAGTTTGTCCTAACAATTTAATTTGGTTTTGGTCTTCTTTTGTAAGTCTGTTAAGAATTAAGTTTACAGTTGGAGCATAAAAAATTGTTCCGTTCTCTCTACTACCTGTAATTGTTTCTGTAATACTTGCAACGCCTAAAGGTGTAGTATATCTAAATAAACCACTTCCTGTACCTGCAACCATTTCAATGTCAGTAATTTCACCTGTAGATTGAACTATCCCTGTTGTTTCAATAGGAGCTACAAATTTATCATAAACACCAAAATAAATATTCTTTACTCCACCGCTAATTCTATTGCAGTCAAGTCCCCTTCCCTTTGTAAGTGTTTGGCACGCCATTTTATTTTATTTTTTTAGGTTAAGGGAGGAAGGGTTTTACCCCCTCCTTCCGTATTATTTATTTTATTATGATTGTCTTACGATATCAGCTCCAACTCCTGTTTGAACTCCTGCTGAGTAACGAGCAACTACTCTAATATTGTCTGAACCGTCAAGGTTAGCCATATCTAATAATTGAATTCTTGTAGCATCTGAAAGTAAGTCAGTTCCAAAGAATAAGTTAGACTTTCTTGCTGCAATTACTGAGTTGTCAACCATTCCCGGACAAACAGCGATTTTGTAACCTTCAAATACAGGCTCATAGTCTCCATTCATGTTGTAAGCGTTAACATATCCTAAAGTAGATACTGCTGAAATATACATAGCGTAAGTTTTAGGGTTCATGTATATATGTGTGTCCTCTTTTCCAAGTATTGGTGAAACATTAGCAGCCATATCAGCTGTTAAAGTTTGTAAGTTAGCTATAATGTTAGCTGCTGTGTAAGCTGCTGAAGCTGCTGATTGAACAACTGTTCCATCAACTCCCGGTAATAAAAGACCTGTTACAGCTCCTGAGAAACCGTTGAATTTTCCTGCTACAGCAGTTCCTGCCCAAATGCTCTCTTCTGTTGCTTGTGCTATAATCTCACCTAAGTAAGAAATAACATAGTCATCAAAACTTGCAGGTGGTGGTGCGCCTGCTCCTGCTCTCATATTTTGCGCTTCAAAGCTGCTCAACAAGTTAGCCTTACATAAATCCACATTTATTTGTAGATTTTTTGGCTCGATAAATTTTGTTTCTGTTAATGTTAGTGTACCTGCATCATTAAAATCACAAGTTGCGTCAACTACTAATCCTGAGTTGCCCATAACCTGCAAATTACTACGATACTTCACGTTTTCCATCATTGTTAAATATTCCAATGATTTTGCTTCTTTTAAACTTTGCGCAATGTAGAATCCTGCACTTTTTCCCGCATAGTTTGAATTTACTGTAAATGCCATAATTTGTTTTTTTTATTTGTTATTATTAATTGTTTAAGTTGTATAAAATTCTTTCCTGACTAGAAAGTTTGTTAAATTGTTTTTTAGATAAAGTAGGTCTTTCTGAGCTGAATTTATTTACATCTAAAGGTGCAGCAGCAGGCTGTGCCGCTAATTCAGTCTTTAGTTTTTCGTTTTCAGCTTTTAATTCTTTTATTGCTTCTACTTCTTCTGCTGAAAATTCAACTACTTCTGTAGTTTTAATAGACTTAGGATTTGTTGTAGGCTCAACTGTTTCTTCAACTACTTCTTCAGATAATTCTTCAGCATCTGTATCTCCTTCTCCTAATCTTTCTTTAATATCAGCAATTGCATCCATTAAATTATCTACCTTATCTTTCATTTCTTCGTAAGACTTAGCCCAATCTGCTTTTTCAGCATCAGTTTCAGGAAACATAAAGTTTACAGCCTCAGTCATTTCTTCTTTTTCATCATCATATCCTGCTTCAACTTCTTCTTCTGTGTCTTCTTCTTCCGTTTCGGACTCTATAACCTCAGCAACAATACCTTCTTCTTCAACTCTGAAAGATACTCCTGTGTCAGTCTTGTAAGTTCCAACAGGTAATAAAATTGTAGTTCCATCTTCAGTTAATACTGAAATATCTACTCCTGCTTCTAATTCATCAGCAGTTGAAACGAAAATAGTTCCATCTTCTGACTTTGCCTGGTATGCTAAAACTACTGATTCTTCAGTTTTGTTTAAACCAAGTGCTACTAAGATTTGTTCTTTAATGTCCATAATTTCTTTTTAGTTTAGTTGTGTTTGTAGTATATAATAGATAAACTATTACTTTGTTTGATTTTGCTTAATTATTTCGTTTAGTGCTGTAAGGATTTCTTCGTTTGTAGGTGCTTTTTGTGACATCTTCTCCATCTTGTCAGTAAAGTACCCTTCAATTGAAAGACCTTTTAATTCACCTTCTTTGATTTTGTTCCAAAGTTCGTCATTCTCTATTTTCATTTTTACAAACCAAGTACCATTAGGCAAGTCGTAGCCGTATAGCTTTGACTTATCCATGTCACCTTCTTTAATCCAAGATTCAACAGTTAGAACTCCAGAAACTCTGTCTTGATGTTGGTAGGTTGCTTTATGGTGGTTGTTGTGTTTTAAGTATAACTCAGAAGCCTTACGTACTGTATCAGGACTAAAGTAAACATAGTAGTCACTGTCTGTATTAGGATTATGTCTAAAGATTTGCTTATTAGGAATAAGCGCAGGGCTAATTATCATTCTTTTTTCTTCATCTACTTTTGCAAATGTCAAGTTGTTTTTTTCTTTTCCAAAGTAAACAAAGTCTTGTTCTATTGCTGGTGAAGTTACTAAACTAATCGCGTCAATAGCTAACTCTTGACTATCATCATCAATAACTAGTTCTACAATAGATGTAGTCTTTTCGTAATAGTCTTTATTAGCTTCTTCACATTCAGCTATTGTGTTATAAGTACAGCTTCCTGTCTTTCCCCATTTATATTTTCCGTTGTCACATTTTTCGCAAGGCATAGTATATAATATATTAAGTTAGTATTTATTTGATTTTAGATTGTAGCTCTACGTCTAATATTGGCTAGTTGGTTTTGACTATTAGTCATTTCATCTGTTACTACAAAGGCTTTAACTGGCTCTGGTGCTACTCCACCTGTTAATTCAAAAGCACCAGACATCATTTGAGGTGCAGGTGGTGCAATAGGTGCTGTAATTCCACCACCACCACCACCACTACCTGGTACATCTGTTTGCATAATTGACCTTACATTTGCTAAACCTGCTGCTATTACTCCTGCTGCTGTTACAAATCCTGCTACACCTCCCTGAGCAAAAGCTTTTGTTGCACCAACATAAGTATCTATAGTTGCTGAAGCTACTGCTAGTGCTTTGTTATCACCTGCTAATGCACTTAAACCTGAAGCAAGCCCTGAGTATGCTTCTAATTGCTCATTAACATTTGCTTGTATTAAAAGTGATTTTTGTTTTTCAAATTGTTTAGTAATAGCAGTAGTTTTAACTCCTGACTTCTTTGCCATCTTTTCCTTTAAGTCGTAACTGTCTTGTAAGTCTTGTAATTCTTTTTCTAAGCCTGTAAGCCCTTCTGCCCTTAATTCATTTTGAGTTTCTAAGAGTTCCTTCTCTAAAGCTACAGCATTAGTCTTTTGTTCTGACAATTGACCTGTAATAGTTTCTTCAAGCTCTAGCATCCTAACTTTTTGCTCTTCTAAAGCTAAAGTATTTTCTGTATTTTGATTTATGTCAAATTGTGCTTGTGCTGCATCAATTCCAACTTGTATTTGTTCTCTTTGAAGTTGTTGTTGTTCTGCTAGTATATCATTTAACTTATTATTTGCTTGGATTCTTTCTGCGAATGTCTTAGTTTCATCATCTCTAATTTGTCTTTGTACTTCAGCGTCTTTTAAATATTGAGCATTCAATTTAGCAAATTGTACTGCTGCAAGTTGTGCTGCTTTATTTGTTTCTGTAATTGCTGCTGCATTGTTTATTACCTTTTTAGAATAATCAGTAATTGCTCCTGCTGCCTTATTAACTGTTTCAACTGTCTTATCAAAAGAATTATCTACTCCAGTAGCTACATCCACTAATTCTTTACCTGCTTGTTTTGCAAATCCTGCTGCTTCTTTAAAGTTACCTGCAAATAAAGATGTTAAAGCATCACCAACAAAACCGAAAGTATCTAAAAGACTATTAAACCTTTCTATAAGGTTTTCTTGTATCATATCTCCAAACTCCTTTAAAGACTTTTGCGGATTTTCAAATATATCTTTAAAGAAACCTGTAAAAGCTCCTATATTATTATTTAAAAAATCAAACAAATCATTAAAAGCAATATTTAAAGCTGTCATTGCTGTATCAAAAGCATCTAATACTTTTTGATTGCTACTGAACACTTCCATTAGTTTAGCAAGTAAAGCAACTACTAGACCTATACCAGCTGCTTTTAATGCTGTACCTACACCTTTAATAGCAGTTCCTATTCCTTTAAATCCTTTAGTGCTTTTTTTAGCAGCTACTTCAAGCTTCTCAGTTTGCTTTACTACCTTTCCTATGTCTGATTTTACATTTAGTACAATTTCTTCTTGTGCCATATCTTTATTTTTTAAAGTGCTACTGCTGTTTTAATTTGTGTGAATGTTATGTTACTGCACCATTCTATTATTACATCTGTTTCCCCTCTTACTTGCATAGCAAAGTTAGTTCCTGAAACTATTGCTGTTGGCTGCCAATTTGTTACTGTTCCATTGCTTTTTATATCATCTCTTTCTCTATTGATACTAAGTGTGCCGCTTTCATTTATTATTACACCCCTTTCTACATAACTAGCATAATCCCCTAAATTACCTGTTCCTGTGCCACCTACTCTTAAGGCTATAACGTCAGCGTGAAAATACATTGCAGCGTTCTCAGGAACTGCTAAAAGCCTATCAGTTGTATTGTTTAAGTAACTAACAGTATCAGTTCCGTCAGTCGTTTGTACTCCGTATATTACTTGTATGCTCTGTCTTTCACCTAATAAGTCAGCAGCTACATTACCCCCTAAGACTATAGAGTTATCTGCTGTAGCTTCACCTAAAGTACCGTAAACATTAGCATTGCTTATGCCGTTTGCTATTTCATTTTTAGTTCCTACAACAATATTGTTTATTGAATTACCTCTTACAGTATTTTTTTCGCCTATTATGTAAGTATTATCAGTATTATCTAAAGTTGTATTTCCTGCGCCTTTTATTGTGTTGTTTATATTTCTTGTATTGAATTCTAAATTTCTGCTATATTTAAAAGCCGTACAAGTTCTATTTGCTTTATTATAAGTGTAACCATAGGCTTCGCATTGTAATTGATTAGGAGTTAACTCATTTGTTCCGTCTGTAAAGGTAACTGTTCCAATTGAACTTACATTTAAAGGTTTTACATCAAAACCAGTTAAAAATGATGTTGTAGGTTGTTTTTTACTCATTAGGGTATTAGTATAAATTCAACTTTCGCTAAGTCGTTAGGTTTGTAATCTATTTTATTTACTCTATAAACTCTGTTTTTTATCATTACAGTATCATAAAAATTAAAGTCGTTAATATCTGAAGGGGTTAAGTTTACTTTAAGAGTCATTGTTCTAGTATCAGGGTTGTATAGCTCATTATAATATGGCTGCCAAAATAAACTAAATAAGTTTTGAGTCGTAGTCCCAACTGGCTCAAAAGTTTGTTGCGTTTCGTAATTTATGTCTATTGTTGTACCTAATATAGAAGTAGGCACATCTGTTAAGTGACTAAATTGTAAAAAATTAGTTGCATTAGAACTAAAAGAATTATTCCATTCAGGTATATAGTAAGAACCACTACCAACACTTTTTACACCATTATTAAAAAATAATCTAGGACTATTTGCAAAGGGCTGAGCATTTCCATCATCAGACAAAGAATAAACTGCTGGAGTAATTAAATCAGAAACAGCAGAAATACTAGTTAAAGGTTTTATAACTGTTGAAGCAAAAGGTGCTGCTGATATTTCTTTTTCTCCTGTAAGCAAATTAAAGCTAAATGAAGGCGCTATATAATTTAATGAGCCGTAAGGGTGTCCACCTGTTGCGCCTTTTATAACACTAGCTGCATAGTCTTCATCATCTTCTGCAAAAACAAAATTTGTTATTTTATTTAAATCAGTTAAAGGTTCTAATTTTATTTGTGAAACATCTACTTTTTCTGTCCAATTTAATTGTTTACTATCTTGATTATCTAAGAACATATCAAAATAAGGCTCAAAACTTATCTCACTAGGATTGTCAGGGTTAGGTGCAGATACTATATTAAACATATTAATTATCCCTTTTAAAAACTCCCATTGACCGAGCTCACCTCTCAAAGTTTGCAATATAGTGTCTGAAGTCACTGTTAACATTCCAGTAGTTCCGTTTATTCTACAAAAACCTAATCCACTACTTGAAGTCTGACCAAAGAACACCTGTGAACCTGAAGAAGAAGCTTTCCATTGTAACTGTATAAAATCTCCTGCGTTATCACAAACAATATAAGCTGAACAAAATCGAGGTGAAGGATTAGACGCTATAATTAAACCTGTCACTTCATCAAAAGTGTCAAGTAAAGTTCCTGAACTATTGAATTTTGCAAATCTTGTTGATATATTTTGATTAGTTGCACCAACAGCCGTTTTCCAAACTAGTAGTGCTGATAAATTAAACCCCTGACCATCTTCTGTAGCAACAAATTTACTAGTGCCATCAAATCCCATCTGAACATCGAAAGAATTAGTTGACAAATTTATAGCAGCAAATGCACCTGTAGGACAAAACTGTTGAGTACCAATCATATACTCACCCTGTGTTTCTGGTACTCCTGAAATGTTTTCACCCCAGTTAAAGTCCATATAAAGCTTTGTAAATAACTCTGTTTCAAAAAATACACTTTTATATGTAAAAGGAATATCTTGAAATATTCTATCTATTAAATACTTGACATTTATACATGGTCTGAAAGCCCCCTGTATGTCTAAGAGCTCAGGCATATTGTAAGTTGCATTATTTGCAGGGTTGTAAGGAGTCCTAATTATTTGATGTGACCAATCTATAAAAGGGTATCTTAAAGTTGTGTACGCGTCTCTAAAGCCTGAAGTACTAGGATTTAAATAAGTAATACTATTACCGACATCATTCCAACTTCTCTCAATGTTTTGCCTTTGGTAAGCGTGTTGTAATTCAGAAAAGTCTAAATCCGAAAATGTCTTTAACTCTAAAACATCAGCTAAAGCAACTGCATCTGAATATAAATTTACATTATAGCTTATTTCTCCTGACTTGTCTGTAATGTCTATCATTCTAAGATAACCTTCAAATAATAAGAAGCCATCTTGTTTTAATACGCATTTTGTTTTTTTATATGGATTAAAATTAAGTCCATTATCTTTTCTAGTTATTTCAAAGATGTGGTCAAATATTTTATTGTTTCTTTTTGTTGCTGGTAATTTAAAAGCTTTTGAATAAGACTGAACCTTCTCAGCTACATTTTTAAAATCATCAACACTTAAACTTAAAGGAATATCTTCATCTTCGTATAAGTCGCAAATAACTTGTCCATCAATTAAATCTGTAAAGATTGCAGTAGGAGTCGTGCCCTGTTGCAAAACAGATATGCTATCTATAACTATATTGTCAGAAACAAAATTAAGATAAGAAATAACAATAGTAGGCGTTGTAGTTGTAGGTGTAAAAGAAAAAGAAATTTGACTTTGATTTGCTGCGTTTACAGATTGTGCAATAATATTTTGAACATTAAAAGCACCTGTAATAACAAACCCTGTTCCTGTTGTAGATAATTGAATTACCATTTCATAAGTCGTACCGATTACTAAGTTAGATAATCTTTGATATATTCCTGATACTGTTGATGTAGCTACTGAGTATAAAGTTACTGCACCTGAAGCTACAGTTGGTGCTGTTGGTGTTCCTGTTCCAGTGCTTCTAAACTTGTAAAAATTATTTATTATAGTAGGAGGGTTTCCACTTAAAGCAGATACTACAACATTACTTGAAGAAGCAGGTACATCATAAGTAGGAATTGTTGAATTACTTAAATTATTAAAATTTATGCCATCAACACAAAATTCGCTTGTTTGAGTCAAAGAAGAACTAAAGCCTTCATATATTTGTGGAAAAACTATTAGTTGTACGCTCATTATATAGATTGTGTTCTTAGTGTCTTACTTTTTTCAACTTCAAATGTGTATTGAATAAGTTTATCGTTAGCTACTGTCTTTTTTGTAAAGTTTGTACTTGTTATTCTTACAGGTGTAACATATTGATTAAGTACAGTATTTACATCAAGCACATCAGAATATTTAGCTAATATATACACTTCAGGACTATTTGTTAATTCTTCAAAAATTATGTTTTCGCTTTCACTTACAAAGTCTGTATTCATTGTAATTTTTTCAGTAGCGTTTACTCTAAAAGTTTTTTTACCGCCCTGAAAACCATTTATTCTATAAGCACTATCATTCCAGCTTCCGCCTAATTGCTCGTAAGTTGAACCTTTTGTTGATATGTTTCTAGTAGATTTTTGTGTGAATGTATAGTAATCCCAAGCACCCCATTGATTAAGCCAACAAAGCCTTATAGACTCATAGCCTTTTAAATTAGGGCAATTCAAATTTATTGTGTATTCCTGAGTTACAAAATTAGTTGAAATTATTTTATAAGCTTGTAATGTGTAATAGCCTCCCTGTATTGTTCCTGCTGTAACTAAAGATTGAAATAATGTTGGTGTTCCACCTGTAGTACCATAGCTTCTTAGATTAGCAGGAAAACAACCAAAATACAATAAATTTCTTTGTATATCTTGTGTTGCTGTAAAGCCTCCACCATTGGCTAAGGTTTGAGCTAAACTTTCAGAACCTATTTGAACACCTGAGCTATTGTAATATTTAAAAAGAATAGCGCTTATATCGTTATTTGAATCTAAAAAAGCGAAAGTTCCGTAATCTTCTAAGTTTGCATATTGCGTAGTAGGTGCATTAGATAAAAAACTTTTAGTATCTGCATCAGGTTTAAATTTAGATAAGTCATAACCAAAGTTTACATTCTGTATATCTAATACATCATCATATTTAAGATATCCATTAAACAACCTATAATTAACAGAAGATGTAGGAGTGTCTTCTTGCACATCACCATTAGCATCAACATATACAGTTTTAAACTCAATACGCAGCCATCTCATAGCATTTGTATTTCTTGAATACTTGTCTATTAAATGTAAAGGGTGGTTAGGAATAATATTAGTAGTAGAACTTTTGTAAGATGAGCCTTCAGTTGCAAGATTATCAGCAGATACATAACTTTCAACTACTTGCCTGAAATCAAATATACCTACACCAGTGTTATTAGGTTTTGTCTTAAAAGTTGCTAAAGGTGTTCCTGTTATTGATGGCGGCGTAAAGTTACTTATATATACGTCAGCTTGAAAACTTACATTAGTAAACTGTGCTACAATATTATTATTTGCTATTGTAAAAATTACTTCTTGTCCTACAGGAAGCTGAGTAAATAAAGGTTGTTGTGTAATTGTTGTTGCCATTTAGCTAATTATTTTTTGTTTTTTTAGACTGTCTATTATGCTTTCTTTTAAAGAAGCTCCAAACTTACCGTTAAATTGTTTCATTCCTAACATTAAAGGATTTTGAAAGAAGCTTATCCCCTGTATTCCTTTCTTACCGATACTTCTAGCAATTAAAAACTTTATACTTTTCCTAGAAATAAATTTACCTTTTTCATCTCTTGGTGCTATTCCTTTTTTTACTATCCACTTATCAAGTGCCTTAGTAGGTGGTTGTGAATGTCCTTTAGATTTTTTATAACGGAAAGGACTTTTTAAAGTCTTGCCTTTGTAATCTTTAAAACTTCTTTCTTTTTCTGTTCCTGAAACTCCCTTATCTACAAACTTACCATAAGAAGCCATCTTAAACTTTATAGTAATCAAACCCTTTTGAGCTGTAATAAAAAAACTAATAGATTTTTGCAAAGCACCTTCTTTTCCTGCTGAAGTTAAATTATCTTTTGCTTGTCTTACTACTTGTTTTCCAAAGCTATTAAGGTATCTTTCAAGAGCTTCTATATTCATTATACAAGCGCTGCAAATACTTCTACTTGAACATCAGTTGTTGCTGAAGGTCTAACCTCTACAGTAACTAAATCTTGTAATGTAGGAAAAGCAGGACTTGCATCTTCTTCACCAATTAATGCTTCTTCAGCTTGGTATAAGATATGAGAGCCGCCAGCTCTTACAGTTACTTGGTAGTTTGTTGCTGATGTTACAAACGCTACTTTCATGTCTTGGTCTGTACTCAAATTAGTAACTCTAAAGTATTTACAGTTCTCTACATCTAAAGCACCATCAGCACCATGCGGAGTTGAATTAAATACTGTTACAGTTGTAGTCTGTGAATGTGTGCAAGTAAGTATTCTTTCAAATACGTCTACAATACCTGTTGTTGTTAATGTGTTTAAAGAGCCTCTTACTGAGCCGTTTAATACGACATTTTCTGTGATTGTTGTTGTTAAGTCTGCCATTTTATTTTTTATCTATTTGTTTAAGTTTATTTATTGCCCAATTTACACCTGAAGAACCTCCCCAAGCATCCCACATAATACCTCCGCAACCTTCTGAGTAAGGCACATCTTTATTTTGTTGATGTCTTTTAAATGATGCCATTCTTGCGATTGTATCTCTACTGATAGGCTTTCTGTCTGCTAACTGTGCTGAACGTGTCCAACCTACCCTAGTACCGCAAGTGCTTCCGTTTTCTTCCTTCCATTTTCTTGCTCTTTTAGCATTATTAGTTGCTGCTTGAGGATAGTCATTATAACTTTCAAGCTCAATACTTATTGCTTCTAGCTTTTCTAATATGTCTTCGTACTTCATAGCTTTAATGTTATTTTAAATTTCTTCCATCCTATTTGAACTATTAATCTTCCTATCTTAAATTTTATCATTAGTAACCTGCACCCTTAGTATCAGCAGGAATATTACAAGTCTGAAAATCGTTTTGAACTAATACACCTAAACTAAAAACATATCCGCAACATAAGTTATCAAACCTTTCTTGAAAAGGCTCAATAGTAAATTGGTCTTGCGTAAAATACATAGGCTCGTTTATATCGTCAACTTGACTTATTGATTGTCTTGAACTATGTCTTAGCATACTAATAATGTCTGTACATATACCGAGAGTTTGATTAAATACTTCTTGCTCGTTGTTCTCTCTATCTACAAGTTTAGTTAAAAGTTGGTGCTGTCTAGTTTGCCAATCTGATTTCTCTGAAACTAAATCCATAACAAATACTTGAAAGTTATAAGTTAATTGACTATCTCCTGTTGTAACTGAAGTAGGATTTATGTGCATTATTGGAAACTTCTCCATCTTCTCCAGATTAAGGTCGTATATATCACCTACAGAAGTTGTGCTTATCTGACGGTGAAACTCTCCTAATCTTAGCAAAGTGTTTACTACATTATTATAGCTCTTATTGTTTACCATTTCTTTTTACTTTATTTTGTGAGTTTAAATCTGTTTCATAACTTAACCAGGTCAAGCATTCTAACAGTCCTAAATTCGTTATTCTTTCTAAGTTTACAATCTCTCCATTTGTTAATCGATACATCACGCCAAACCATCCCCACTTATCAGCAAAGCTTTCTGTTGCTATTGCATCTTCGTTTCCTTCAGCCTCTCCATCAAATACAATGGCAAAATCTCTGACAACTCTTTCCCTAAAGTGTAAAAAAAAACCAATGCATTTTGCACTTGTTGAGCTGACATCTTTTTCATTTCTTCTGTCCTAAGCCGAATATTTCCATCATAAGCGTCAATAATATAAATATCATTCTTCTTCTCTTTTATCGGTCTATAAAGAACAGCCATCAATTCAGGTAAGTTCTTTTCTATTCCGTCCTTTATAAAAGTTTCTATGTCTGCATACTCTCCTAATGTTATACTGTCTAAGTCAGGATGAAAGCCGTACTCAATACCATCTATTTCAATTATCCTTTTTAGCTTTTTATCTTGCTCTTGTTGTAGCTTTGCTATCCTACTCATTATTACTGCTACATCTGATAAAGCTAATTCCTTAACTAACTGCTTAGGAATATTAGATAATGCTGCTATTGTTTCTGTTGCTTCTTCTGTCTTACTGCCTGTTTCAAAATCAATAAGTTGTAACCATTTCTCAAGAGTCACATCTTCCCAACTACTAATCAATTTAAACTCTTTTACCTTACCTTTCTTTTTGACTTTTACTTTCATCTGTTATATAATAGAAATTTGTTGTTTTTAGTTTACTGCACGTAATACTTACCAGCGTTCGG